ATGGGCGCTCGAAAGAAGAGCAGGGGGCGGCAAGGCGACGGGGCGATCTACAAGGAAGCACGTACCGGTCTTTGGGCGGTCGCTATCGAGCTTCCACCTGTTCGATGGAAAGACACAGGTGAGCCGTTTCGAAACCGGAAGGTGCAGCGCTTCGAGACGCGCTCCGCGGCCAATGCCGCCCTCCGCGACCTCCGTCAACAGAAGCATCACCTAGGCGGGGTTCCAACGGCATCGCCCACAGTGAGGGAGTGGTTCGACAAGTGGATGAGGATCGCGATCGTCCCGAGGAAGCGGCCTCGCACTGCGGACACCTACCGAACGTACATCGAGCAGTACATCGTTCCAGCGCTCGGCCCGACCACGCGCATCGCGCGGCTTGACCCTGACCGAATTCGGCGCATCGAGACGTACGTGCGAGGTAAGGGGCTCTCGGCCACGACGTCGAGGAACGCGTTTCACTACGCGTCATCCGCGCTCGAGTTCGCGGTCCGGGAAGGCGTACTGCTGATCAATCCGGCGAGTCGTGTCGAACCGCCCCTCGCCGGAGTGCCAGACCTCGACGTGTTCACACTGGATGACGCGGTCCTGCTCTTGCGGCACCTCATGAACCATCCAGACAGGGCGCTCTGGCTGACCTACCTGCTCACCGCGGCCCGCCGAGGAGAGATCGCAGGCCTGGAAATTGACCGCGTCGGCGAGGTCCTCGACCTGTCCTGGCAGATTCAGCGCCTTGCCTACTCGCATGGCTGCACGAAGCCATGCGGATTTGCGCGCGCGGGGAACTGCCCGTTCCGCAAGTTGCAGATGCCCAACAACTATGAGGCAAGGCAGATCTCGGGTGGGCTGCACATGACCCGCCCGAAATCGAAGGCGGGGTGGCGCGTGATCCCACTGGTAGAACCCCTTCGAACGGTACTGCTTGAGCACATGGATTCGATGGAGCCGAACGAGTGGGGGCTGCTGTTCGCCGGCCGGCATGGCCGTTACGGCTACGCGACTCCGCCCGACCCAGACCGTATCTCTGTCGAATGGCCCAAGTTGCGCGATGAGGTCTTCGGTGCCGGGCGGCGCGTGCGCTTGCACGACGTTCGACACTCGACAGTCGATCTCCTGTACCTGGCAGGAGTGTCTGAGGATCTCATCCAAGAGATCGTCGGCCACTCAACGCGCTCGATGACTCGCGCCTACAAGTCCCGTTCGGACGCGGTGCGCCTTCAAGATGCGATGCACAAGCTGTCGGGGATCCTCACGCAACCGGCGCCAGGACGAAAGCTCGAAATAGACGGGTAGTCACCCCAAGCTCATGAACGATCTTCTGTTCGTCAGGGCACCACTTGTACAGGTCGGCCAGTTCCTCCGGATCAATGAGATTCCGGGCCGCAAACTGGTCGGCCTGCTTTTCGTGCTTCGGGCGATCGTCGGGATGCATGAGGGCGCCATGCCCGATCTCATGAGCGAGAACCAGACGCTGTTGTCCCACCCGGAGCTTGTCGCTGATGAGGATCTGACCGTACTCCGGGAACCATCGACCGTTTGCGGTCCGAAGACGTCGAACGATGACCTCGATTCCGAGCAACTCTGCGTGCTCCCAGGGGTCATATGACCGCCCTCTAGGTGTGGTCAGGTTCGTCCTCGAGGTGCTCAGGGTCGGTACTCGCTGCACTGCGCTCCGCCTCCAACTCATCGTCGGTCATCTCTGCCGGCGTCTTCTTTTTCCGCTGAGCGTCGAGACTAGCGGGCGGCTCGGACACCAGTTCGATGCGCTCTTGCGCGATCAGTTTCCGAAGGCCGTCTTCCTTCGAGCCTCCTCCGAAGTTGCGGAGAGCCTGGTCGATGATCTCTTCTGGGGTGCTGTTGATCGCAGGAGCGATGACCTGCAGCTCCTTGACTGTGAATCCGTGCGATCCGGAAACTCGCCGGTGAACGGTCTGCATTGACCAGTCAAGGAGGCTCGCGAGGAACGGGCGGCCGCCGTGGGAACGGGCGAGACCACCGACCACGCTGCCAACGTGCTCGTCGAACGTCTGGGGCTTCTTAACTGGAGGCATGAATCCATCCTAGAGGCGTGATTTCTCATAGTTGGCAAAATCATTGTCACATTGGCTTGCATTAACCAAATATGAGTACTACCGTCTCATACATGACAAACAGAAGACTCGCCGCGCAGGCGGTGAACGTATCGAAGGCCATCAGTCTCACGCATCAGCAGGCGCAGGACATCTTCAACAGCGAGGATGTCCCGCTCCGGCTGCACGTGGCGGTTGGTGGCCTTCTTGCGCTCCAGGAGGTGCCCAATTGAAGGCGATTCTGAAAGTCGAGCGGCTTGCCTACACGGTGCCGCAGCTCGCTGCAGCCATCGGTGTTTCTGACCAGCAGATCTACAACCACATCAAGCGCGGCCACCTGACTCCGAAGTACTCAGGCACCAAGGCGATCATCCCCGTGTCTGAAGCAACGCGGTTCATTAACGAACTGCCAGAGGAAGACATGGGGGCGCTCTGATGGCGACCATCAACCTGAGCGCACAGCTCGACGACCTCAAGATCATCACCCTCACCGATGGTGAGATGTGGTCCGCTCGTGACCTCATGCCTTTCGCCGGCTACGAGCGTTGGGAGAACTGGTCGAAGGCGATCAACCGGGCGATCTCCTCCGTCGACGCATCTGGCCTGCACGCCGCGGATCATTTTCGTGGGGTCACGAAGATGATCGCAACAGGGAAGGGCGCACGCCGCGAGATCGAAGACCTGCAGCTGACCCGGTACGCCTGCTACATCCTGTTCCAGAACGCGGATGGGTCGAAGCCTGAGATCGCGGCCTTGCAGCAGTACTTCGCGGTGCAGACTCGCAAGCAGGAGGTGTCGGCGCCGATCTCGGATGACGAGATCGTTGCGCGTGCCCTGCAGATCACGTCGAACCGGGTGAAGGAACTCGAGGCGAAGGTCGCGGAGGACGCTCCGAAGGTCGAGTACGTGGAGCAGTTCGTCGACCGCGACGACGTGGCCACGTTCCGGTCCGCGGCGTCCGAGCTCGGCGTGAAGGAGTCCGAGCTGCGGGATCGTCTCATCGCGGCTGGCTGGGTGTACCGGCACAAGATCGGTCGCCGCTGGTCGGAGTCCCAGAACCGAATGGTCGACGAGGTCGAGTATCGGGCCGCCGCTGCTCACGGCGAGAAGTTCGCACTCCGGCCACAGCACAACGCCCCACGCCACCACAACGGCCAGGTGCGACAGACCCTCTACATCCGCCAGCCCGCGCTCCCCGCAATCCGCAGGTTCCTAGCGCGACACCTCGAGGCGGTGGCGTCGTGAGCGTCGAAGAGATTGTCGGCTTGGCGATCGTGTCAGTCAGCACCGTGTTGGCGCTCGTCGGAGGCGTGGTCGTAAATCGCGAACCCAATGTTCGCCAGGGTCAAGGCGAGGGCGCTGGTGTTGGCGGCGATGGGGATGGAAGCCCCCAGCGAGTCGTCGAGGGTGACGTCGTACATCACGAACAGACAGTCAGCGAAGACGACGGCGAGGACGAAGCACAGCAGGAAGATCCTGACCTTGGCGTACTTGCCCACGGCGGCGCGACGTCGGGTAGGGACACGGTGGTACTCCCCGTTCTCGTCTCGAATGGTGCGCATTGCGAGCTGTCCGCGGTATGCCGGCGCGAATGCGGTAGCGAGCAGGAGGACGGCGAGGACCTGGGCCATGATGCCCGCCACATCCGGAGTGAAGGTCATGACCCGATCGTAGGGGGTGCCTGATGGACACCATGCCGATCTGGTTCGCGGTCCCGGCAACCATAGCCGCGATCTTCGGCTACCTGGTTTTGGAGTTTCGTGCGTCGGCCCGGTATTGGGCTGAGCGTGAAGCACAGGACCCGGTTGTGGTGACTGGTTCTAGTCGTCGTGACAACCGCCCGTACTCATGCAAGAGCGCTGGAGGTGTGCGATGAACCTCGCTGAATGCCCGTGTGGCCTCGTCTTCGTCGATCGAAACGGGTCGCGTTGGTGCCGACACTGTGACGAGGTGTGCTCGATCAAGCCGGGGCGCTGCCCATACTGCCGCGAGCTCAACAAGGTGAAGGGCTGAGTGACGTCGTGACTCAGTTCGCTTCGACCCGGTGCCCGCAGACGAACCCCACGAACGTCACTTTGGTGGCTCTGTCCGGCTGATCCCCGCCACAGGATCCGGCTCTACTCCCGTCGCTGGGGGTAGCGCTACTCGGCGTACCCGGAAACGGGGAGCGCTTGCACCATCACAATTCCACACGAGAGACACGCTGATATGTCTTCCCGACGTCACGGCCCGGTAGATCCCGGCACCGAACGTCAGCAACCCATGAACCCCACAGGGGACTACCTACGGGGAAGACAAGCACGCACGCTACGGGGCCATCGGGTAGGTGGAGATGCCGGGGTGCAGGAACGAGCGAGTGGACCCCCATCGTGTGGGGTCGAAGGGAAAGACGCACCCAAGGGTGCGCGAACAGTTTGGTTCGAGAGCTACGGGGAACACGCTTCGTCATGCCCGCGAGGGATGGCGTGTTCGCTACACGACCGTGAGCTGCGTAGACGCGCAGCGACGACCGGTTAGGAACGGCTCGAACCCGCGCGACGCAGCAGACACCGGGGGAGCGAGTCCCCGGCGCGCCCAAGGGGATCGGTTCTGAGTCTGTAGGCGGTTTGGAGTACCGCCGTGACTCCCGAGAGACCCCCAGGGGCTGGTGCATCACACGCCAGCCCCTCTTCTCTTCCCGCACTGGGGTGCGGGGATGCAGCGACGCATGGGGATGCGGTCGCTCACGGCATCTGGGGTGCCAGCGGTTCTGGGGAACCGCGTACGGGAGGAAGCAGGCCCGGACGAGTGGGAATCGTCCGGGCCTCTCTTGCGACATCAAGCGAAGGAGCTGGCAATGGTCGAAGCGATTCTGACTCGGGGCATCCCCGGTTCGGGGAAGAGCACATGGGCGCGGTCATGGGTGGCTGAGCGTCCCGACGAGCGCGGGAGGGTGAACCGGGACGACATCCGAATGGCGGTCTTCGGTCGGCCACATGGAGTCGATGAGCGTGTGGTGACGCGAGTGCAGAACGCAACCATTCGCGCGCTGATCGAAGCAGGCAAGGACATCGTCGTAGACAACACCAACCTCAACCCGGTCTACAACGAGAAGCTGATCAACTTCGTGCGGTCGCTCGGTGCGAACGTCAGGATCAGGGACTTCGAGGTCGATGTCGACGAAGCGATCCGACGCGATTCGGAGCGGCCGAATCCTGTCGGCGCGGGCGTCATCCGCGGTTTCCACCGCACCTACCTTTCTCCGGCGGTGCGCAGTGGGATCTGAGTACTTCAAGCACGCGGCAAAGCGTCTCGACCGAGAGTTCCGCGCCATGGGCGCCGTGCGAGTACAGCGCACGTCAGCGACCGTAGCGTACCAGTTCCCTGATGGGGCTCGGCGCGAGGTGCCGACGAATATCACCGCGGGTAAGGCGAGGCTCATGCTTCAGTCGATGCAGGACCGGTACGGCGCCGCGAGCATCGACCCGCTCGGATACACCGAACGGCGGCCGGGAGCGCCGGTCATCGATCTCGAGCGGCTGTCCACTTCAGAGCACGCGAGAGAGCGCTTCGACCTGATGAGACGTCAGGCGGGCCTCACCTTCCAGGAGGTGCTCATCGCTCTCCGCGCACCGGCACGAGTGCTGTGGGCGACAAACCACGCCGCCTGGCTGTACGTGGGTGACCGCATCGCGGTGTCGGCGGTGACTGACAGCACCGGACACGTGTGCATCCGCACCGTCCTCTGGACGTCGCAGGAGCTCTGGGATCAGAACCCGCGACCCGAGAAAGTCCGCGCATGAGCCGCCGACCCAACCCAGATATCCACGACTACTGCCGTCCCTGCTTCGGGTGGGGAGCCACAACGGTCAAGGGCAGTGACTACGAAGACGAGATCGAGTGCGTCGATTGCGCCGGCACAGGCCGCCGCTCGCACGTGAACGAGAAGCTGCGGAGGCATCCATGAACAGCATGTGGTCCAGGTGGGCGAGGAGGAGACGAATCGCCGGCCTGACATTCCTCGCGGGAGCAGCGATCGCTATCGCGCTGGCCGTTCTCGCATTCACCATCGAACTCGCGCCCGTCAGCGGCGCCCTGGCTGCGTTCGCTGCGGCGCTGATCGTTCACGCAGGATTCGAGTTCATCGATGCTGCGAAGTACGAACGGCTGGCCCGCTGATGCTGAAAGACATCCAGTGGAGCGACCTGACTCGACTGCAGCATCAAGCGGTGTTCGATGCGCTCGCCCAAGTACACGACGAGGTCGTGTCCCGCGTCGACGTCGAGAACGGGACGCACAACGCGACGTTGCTCACCCTCGCCGTCGACCTCAACGCAGCCATGCGCGCGGGGGACGACGACCTCGTGCGACGCGAACACGCAGCGATGAGCGGTGATCCCCGTGCCCACCAGTAACTGCGCCCTCTGCCACAACGTCGGGCACGTCGTTATCAGCCACCACCCAACGGTGTGGATGACCTGCCCCCACATCATCTGGAAGGAGTCATCGTGACCGACTACGACGGCTTGGTCTACGGGCTCGAAGAGACGATCTACCACCGCCTGCCCGGGCTCAGCTCGACCGGGGCGAAGAAGATCCTCAAGTCTCCCGCCCACTACAAGCACTACGCGTCCCAGCCGGAGGAACCGAAGGCCGAGTTCGACCTCGGGTCCGCCGTCCACTCCAAGGTCCTCGGCGTCGGCGCACAGATCGCCGTCTACCCAGACGGCAACGGGCCCGAACTGTTCGAGTTCGAGGGCAAGGAGCTCGACAACGTCCTGGCATCGAACGGTGCGATCAGCACAAAAGCAGCGAAGGCCTTCGAGGCCGACGCGCGAGATCACGGACTGATCCCCGTAAAGAGGGCCACTGCTCGAGTGGTGAACATCATGGTCGAATCGGTCCTCGCGAACGACACCGCCCGTGCCCTATTCGAGCGCGGGAAGCCGGAGGTGTCGATGTTCGCCACCGACCCCGATACAGGCGTGCGGATGCGCGGCCGGCTCGACTCCGAGGGCCCCGAGCTTGGAGACCTCAAGACGATGTCGGGCGAAGCGTCCGAGAGTGGCTTCGCGAAGCAGGTGTTCAACCTCGGATACGAGGTTCAGTACGGCTGGTACGACCACCTCTACGAACTCATCACCGGCGAGCGGAAGCCGTGGCTGTTCGTCGTCGTGGAAGCCAACGCGCCCTACCTCACGAACGTTCACGTCCTCAGCGAGGACGCCAGACGTATCGGAATCGAGAAGGCGAAGGCGGCGCGCGAGAGGTACGCCGAGTGCGTGCAGTCGGGCGTCTGGCCCGGCTACCACAACCGCAACGGCGGCCCCATCGGGATCATCGACGTCCCGATGTACGCGATCTACGACTTCCAAGACAACTACGACACCACCGCGTGATGGTCAGAAAGAACGGACATGAGCATCATCGAGCTCCCCGAAGACAACCGCAGATCCAAGCTGCAGCGCACACCCAAGCCCGAGACGTTCGAGGACGTCGCAACGGCGATGGAACGGGTCGAAGCGTTCTGGGCGAAGTACCCGGAGGGCAGCATCCTTCCCGAGGTTGAGAGTCGTGTCATCGACGACGGACAGAGCCTCCCATTCCAGGTCTTCACTGTCCGCGCGTACGTGCGGAAGAACAGCGCGTCGGAACGCCCCGACGCCGTCGCGCACGCCACGCGAGGGGAGAACGACGAAGACGAACTGGTCCGACTTCGCCCACAGGAATCAGCCGAGACGGCCGCGATCTCCCGCGCCATCCGCAACCTCGGCATCCTCGTCGCCCCGACCAAGACGGTAACGCCGGCAACGATCAGCGCACCCCAGTCCGACTCGGAAATCGGCGCCGACGTGACAGCCGCCCGCGAACGTTCCGAGAAGTCACAACGGGACCTCGCCGCCGCGATGACTCGACGCGGGTTCAAGTGGTCGCAGGCCACCGTCTCGCAGATCGAGAAGGGCACACGGCCGCTGCGGCTCAGCGAAGCCCAACACCTCGCCGAGCTCCTCGGGTTCGGGGGCGTGCGATGAAGCCCCACGTCTGGCGGGGCAAGTCCACGGGGCGTTGGTGGGTGGACACCTGCCGCGACTCCGGTGAGGCATACCCGGGCACCCTCAACCAGGGGTATGAGACCTGGCGTGAAGCGTACGACGCGACCTGCCTCGCGATCGCGGCTGATCCGGCGTGAGCGCGATCCCCGCGAAGGTGCGCGCCGCCGTGCGCGAGCGCGCGGCCGGCCGGTGCGAGGGGTGCGGCAAGGTCGCACCCCTCGAGCTGCATCACCGGAAGTACCGATCCCGTGGCGGGAAGCACACGGCGGCGAACATCGTCGCGCTGTGCGGGTGGGGCAACCACACCGGATGCCACGGCCTCGCACACGGACCCAACCCGCCGCAGGGATGGTCGCTCCCGTCAGGGCAGAGCGACCCCACCAAGGAGATGTTCCTCCACCACTGGGGGCTCATCTACCTCGAAGACTGACCCGGGGGTGCCCGGAGAAGGGCATCCCCATGGTCGACATCAAGCGCATGATTCAGGCGTAGGAGCGGCGCGCGGAGGTCTTCGCGGACACGGATCTCCCGGAGCACTTGAAGCTGTTCGTCCTCGCCGGTCTGCACATCTGGGAGACCGCACCGGACGCGGTGAAGGTGAAGACCTTCACGCGCGAGCACTGGGCGTACCGGGCGCTCCGGATGATGGGGTATTCCGGCACGGCCGAAGAGCTCTCGCCGACGCTGCGCTACACGATTCTGAGCAAGGACGTCCCGAAATACCGGATGTCGGAAGATCGCAGCGCGTGCATCGGCACGATGCTTCGCCCCTCGGGCGGGCCGTGCAAGCAGAAGCCGACGATCACCACCACCATCCCGAATCCCCTCACGGGCGAACGGGAGTGGTTCGCGTCGTGTTCACGCCCCATCCACCGCGCCGACTTCGACGCGCAACGAGCCGCCGCGTGGCAGGCGTGGCGCGACAACGGCGAGCCCAAGCCCAAGCCGAACAGCGGCGGCCTGCTGCTGCGCTACTTCGGTCCCCGGATCGAAGCGCTCTACGCGTGGGCCGACGACGACTACCAGCGCGGCGACAAGGTGCCCGAGCCTCCTGCACAGAACCTCGCGATCGTGACCAGCCTGGCCGATCGCCGACCCCGAAAGGACACGTGACTATGGACGTCGACAGAGAGATCGCTGCCGCCAACCGGCGCGTTCAGCGTCAGATCGACGCGTCGGCCCGAGAGGCGCTCATCCGGCTCGGGTTCGACCCCGACAAGGAAGCCCTCGCCGCACAGGCCGAAGCCTGGTCCGCCGCCGTCGCCGGGTTCGTCCAGCTCATGTTCCACCTCGGAGAAGCCGCGGCCGCCATCCTGACGGCGTTCGCCGAAGCGGCGCACGCGCTGGGGGAGGGCGAGTCGTGAGCTTCCGTGCGCAGTACAACGGCACGTGTGCCGCGAACTGCGGCTTCCGCATCCACGAGGGCGACGAGATCGAGCGGGATGACGACGGACGGTTCCGCCACGTCGACTGCGTTCCGAAGCCCGACCCGACCACCCTCGGACCGAAAGAGGTCGTCTGCGGCATCTGCTGGCTGGTGAAGCCATGCCGATGCGACGAGTGAACCCGGCGACCGCCGCCTACCGTGAAAGGAGATCGGTGATGCGACATGGCACGTGACAGAGCGAACATCAGCATCGACATCTGGTCTGATGCTGATTTCCGAGACCTGACGCCCCAAGCGCAGGCGCTGTACTTCAAGCTCGTGTCTCACCCCAAGCTGGATTACTGCGGCTGCGTCGAGTTCCACCCTGGGCGTCTCGCTGCGATGTCTCGAGAGATGACATCCGGTGATGTGATGGTCGCCGCGCAGGAGCTCGCCGACAAGTGGTTCTGCGTCTTTGATCAAACCACCGACGAGGTGTTGGTCCGCTCATGGGTCAGACACGACGGACTGATGAAACAGCCCCGCCTCGCCGTGTCGATGGCGAAGGCATACGGGGCGATCGCGTCGAACAAGATACGGGCCGTCGTGGTGCATGAACTGCAGCGCTACAAAAAGGAGAACAAGGAGCTCCCCGCGTGGGAGAAACCTCAGGTGATGACGGTCCTCAAGCAACCGGCCGTCGCTGTTCGCGAGACGAAGACGGAACTCACGTGGGACTTCCCGGGGTTTCTGCCGTTCACCGACATGGCTACGACCAACGCTACGGGCAACGTTTGACCCAAAGCGCGGTCGAGCCTACGACCGGCGCTACTACATCTACAGCTACATCTACACCTACAGCTACATCTTCTATCGAAGATGCGCTCCCAGGAGCGATGAGTTATCCACAGGCCACTACCTCACAGCAACACGGGTAGTGGCCTTTCCCATTGAAGGAGTGAAGCGATGCCAACCGAGTTCGACTGGCTGACGCTCATCGACAAGCGGGCGGCGCTCCGCGAGCAATTTCCACCGCTATCGCGTCTCCGAAGCGAACGGCCAGGGTCCGCTTCGGACAACCGACGCAAGGAATTGATAGCCGCCGACAACCAGCTGTCGAAGGCGCGAGCGGAGCAAGCGAGGTGGCAGGAGGCCGCCGACAGAAACGCGCGCCGCCAAGAACGGATCGAGAACGAGAAACGCCGCCGGGAGTACAAGGGCTACCAGGCGGCCAAGCACCAGCTGAAGGAGAGCGCATGAGCGCCGACATCCTGTCCGATCCCACCCACCCGCACGGCACGTCCGAGGGCTACCAGCGCGGATGCCGCGGTAGCCACTGCCCGGCACCGATCACGTGCCGCGACTTCCGCATCCGCTACCAGGGCGACTACGCCTTCCGGAAGCAGATCGACGCCGGCGTCAGCGCGGCCAACATCATCGCCGGGGAACGGGAGCGTGCGGCGCAGCTCACGGAAGCAGAGCGGCAGGCGCGGCGAGCTCGCGGCGGGCCCAGATCCGGCGCCTCAGTCGGTGACCGCCGCGCAGCCGCCAACCGCGCCCGAGCTGGCGAGGCCGTCCTCATCGCGCGCGACACCCTCCGGGCGATGCTGAAGGAGGGACTCACTGATCGGCAGATCGCGGACCGTCTCGGCCTCCTCCGACGCCAGGTCACCGGAACCCGCAACGCGGCCAGTCTCCCACGAAACCCCGACCAGAACCGACGACCCGTCCCCACCGAAGCCCCCGTCCCCGCGGGGGCTTCGGCGTTGAAGGAGAGCGCATGACATCCGCAATACTCACCCCCGACTTCTTCCGCATGCCGACGATGTCCCACGAAGAGTTCCTGCGCGAGAAGGTCGCATTCGATCGCTCGTTCGGGTTCCCTGTCCACAGCGACGACCTGCACCAAGTCCTGCTCCCGCACCAGCGCGACATTGTCCAGTGGGCGATCCTCGGCGGCCGACGTGCGATCTTCGCCAAGTTCGGCCTGGGGAAGTCGATCATGCAGATGGAGACACTGCGCCAGATCCTCACCCACCCGGCCTCACCCGTCGTCGACGGTAGGGCGCTGATCATCGCCCCGCTCGGTGTTCGCGGTGAGTTCGTCCGGGACGGCCGTGAGCTCCTCGGCATTGAGATCCGCTTCATCCGCCGCACGGCAGAGATCGACCCGGGTTGGTCGGGGATCTACGTCACGAACTACGAGAGCGTGCGTGATGGCCGTCTCTCGGTCGACGGGTTCGACGCGGTGAGCCTGGACGAGGCCTCCGTGCTGCGCTCGTTCGGATCGAAGACGTACCAGGAGTTCCTTGGGCTGTTCGACGAGATCCCGTACCGGTTCGTTGCGACCGCGACGCCGTCGCCGAACCGACACAAGGAGCTGATCCACTACGCCGGGTTCCTCGGGATCATGGACACTGGCCAGGCGCTGACACGGTTCTTCCAGCGAGACTCGTCGAAGGCCGGGAACCTGAAGCTGTACCCGCACAAGGAGCGTGAGTTCTGGCTCTGGCTGAACACCTGGGCATGCTTCGTGCAGCGACCGTCCGACCTCGGTCATTCTGACGCTGGGTACGACCTTCCCGTGCTCTCCGTCGAATGGGACTCGGTCGAGGTGGAGATCCGCTCCGACCAGATCGACCGTGACGGCCAGGGTGTCCTCGTCCGAGCCGGCGCGAAGTCGCTGATCGACACGGCGCGGGAGAAGCGCGAGACGATCACGCCTCGGGTGGCGCGGATGCTGACGCTCGTTCGCGAACACGTGGAGAACCACGGTACCGAGGACCAGATCATCCTCTGGTGCGACCTCAACGCTGAACAGGAGCTCATCGAGAAGATGCTCACCGCGGAGGGCCTCACATTCTCATCGGTCCACGGCGGTCTCGACGATGAAGAGAGCGAGCGACGCCTCGACGCATGGCGCAACCAGGAGACATTCGCGCTGATCGGGAAGCCCGTGCAGCTGGGGCAGGGGATGAACCTGCAGCAGTCGAATCGAGCGATCTACGTCGGCGTCACGCACAAGTTCAATGACACCATCCAGTCGGTGCACCGTATCCAGCGGTTCGGGCAGAAGCGCGCATGCTCGGTGACGCTGATCTACGCGGAGACTGAGTCCGAGGTTCGCGACAGCCTCCTCGCGAAGTGGGAGGAACACGACCGTCTCACCGAGACGATGTCGGACGTGATCCGTGAGTTCGGACTCAACCCCGCTGCGATCTCCGTTGAGCTGACCAGAGCGATGGGCGTGGAGCGCGTCGAGAAGTCCGGGCCCGGATGGAAGCTCGCGCTGAACGACTGCATCGTCGAGACCCGCGATCACATGAAGGATGACTCGGTCGACCTGATCGTCACCTCGATCCCGTTCTCCAACCACTACGAGTACACGCCGAGCTACAACGACTTCGGGCACACAGACGACAACCTCCACTTCTGGCAGCAGATGGACTACCTCACCCCGGAGCTCCTGCGCGTGCTCCGCCCGGGGCGGATCTACGCCTGCCACGTGAAGGACCGAATCCAGTTCGGCAACGTCACTGGTGCAGGCATCCCCACCGTCTCGCCGTTCCACGCCGAAGCGCTCGCGCACGGCCTCAAGCACGGCTTCGACTACATGGGGATGATCACTGTCACCACCGATGTCGTGCGGGAGAACAACCAGACGTATCGCCTCGGCTACACGGAGATGCGCAAGGACGGCACGAAGATGGGCGTCGGCTCACCGGAGTACATCCTGATCTTCCACAAGCCGCAGTCGGACCGCTCTAAGGGGTACGCCGACGATCGGGTGACGAAGGAGATCCCGGACTACTCACTCGCACGCTGGCAGATCGACGCAGCTGCGGACTGGCGCTCGTCCGGCAACCGACTTCTCACACCTGAAGAGCTCGCGGCGGTCGAACCGAAGCACCGCTCGAGGTTGTTCAAGGATCAGTCGCGCGCGAACGTCTACAACTTCGACACGCACGTCGCGACGGGCGAGGCGCTGGCAGAGAAGAACGCGCTGCCGTCGACGTTCAAGAGCCTCGACCCGGGGTCGTGGCGGCCCGACGTGTGGGACGACGTGAACCGCATGCTCACCCTGAACGGTGAGCAGTCACGTCGGGCGCTCGAGTTCCACATCTGCCCACTGCAGTTCGACATCGTCGACCGGCTCATCGAGCGCTACTCCAACAAGGGTGACCTCGTGTACGACCCGTTCGGCGGCCTCGGCACGGTCCCGCTGCGCGCCCGGAAGCTCGGCCGCGAGGGACGCGCGTCCGAACTCAACCCGACGTCGTTCCGCGACGCCGTCATGTACCAGCAGGAGCTAGATCGAGAGCAGGCGACACCATCGCTCTTCGATCTTCTCGACATCGAAGGGAGCGCCGCGTGACAAACGTGGGCTACAAGAAGCCGGACATCCCGTGGAACGGCCTGACCGTTACTGACCTGTTCTGCGGCGCCGGCGGTTCGTCCTCTGGCCTTGTCGAAGCGGGATACAAGGTCGTCATCGCGGCAAACCACTGGGCGCTCGCGATCGAGTCGCACCAGATGAACCACCCCGAAACGGATCACTCGCAGGCGGACATCTCGCAGGTCGACCCGCGCTACTTCCCGCGCACGCACGTCCTGTGGGGGTCTCCGGAGTGCACGAACCACTCGATCGCGAAGGGCATCAAGCGCCAGCGCCAGCAGGACCTCGCGCTGTTCGAGCTCGACGGTACCGCGCCGCTGCCCGACGAGGCTGCGAACCGGTCCCGCGCGACGATGTGGGACATCCCGCGCTTCGCCGAGCACCACCGGTACATGGCGATCATCCTTGAGAACGTCGTCGACGCGTACCGCTGGGACCAGTTCCCGGCGTGGCAGCTCGCGATGGAGAAGCTCGGCTATCGGATGCAGTTCGTGTGGCTGAACAGCATGCACGCGCAGATCGGCGGCCTGCCTGCCCCGCAGTCCCGCGACCGCATGTACATCGTGATGTGGCGCGAAGACCTCGCCTCGAAGAAGAAGGGGCTCACGGGCCCGAACGTCCGGAAGTGGACCAGCCCGATGGCGCTGTGCATGGAGCATGGCGAAATCCAGGCCGTGCAAGCGTTCAAGAAGACCGAGCAATGGGGACGCTACCGCGCCCAGTACCTCTACCGGTGCCCGAAGTGCTGGCAGGTCGTAGAGCCCGGCTGGCTCCCCGCTGCGTCGATCATCGACTGGTCGCTCCCAGCGCCGCGCATCGGCGACCGCACCAAGCCGCTCGCCGCGAAGACGGTTGAGCGCATCCGCCGCGGCATCGAGCGTCACTGGGCGCCGATCGTCGCGAAGGCGGCCGGGAACACGTACGACGGCGTGACCACCGGGTCGAACTACCTGCGGGTGTCTGAGCTCGACGCGCCCATGCCGGTGCAGACCGGCAGCGCCGAGCACGGCCTCGCGATCCCGCCACTGCTCATGACGAACAACCACACGAACCGCGCGCGGACCGTCGACGAGGAGCTTCCCACGGTGACCACCGCGACGAACCATGCGCTCATCGTCAACAACCTCTCGGGTGCGGACGACTCGCGGTCGCGACCAATCTCTGAGGCACTGCCGTCGCTCGTCGCTGGCGGGAACCATGCGTCGTTGCTCGTACCCGTCGAGGGCCGCGAGGGCAAGAGCGCCGCATCCGCCGCTGACCCGCTGCGCACGCAGTCGACGCGCAACGAGACCGGGCTGCTCGTCCCGCTGCGAAACCACGGCGTCGCGAAGCCCGCGACGCACCCGATCGACACGGTCAGCGCGGAGGGCAACCACCACGCCCTCGTCATGCGGAACAACCTCGGCGGAGCTGAGATGTCGACGCCGGTCATCGAGCCGATCCGCACGCTCACGACAGGCGGCCACCAGTCGCTCATCAAGCCGAGCGAGCCGATCAGCCTCGACGTCGAGGACGCCGGGTTCCGGATGCTCGAACCGCACGAGATCCAGGCGGGCATGGGCTTCGCTCCCGACTACCTGCTGCTCGGATCGAAGCGCGATAAGGTCAAGCAGGCCGGGAACGCCGTCACGCCGCCCGCCGCACGCGACCTCGGACATGCGGTCGCCGAGTTCCTTCTAGCTGTCGCTTCGTGAGCGCGTAGCCCCTACACGGCGATCATTCTTTGAGCGTTCGGCCGGTCGAGATCATCCCGCCACGTGATTTCGATCACCGTTGCAGGGGGGCTTGCCATCGACTTCCAGATCGAGAAAGGCACGGCTGTGTATGGAGGGGCGTCGACAGGGTCGGGATAAGGGATCATCAGGTCCTGAGTGTCCTGTTCTGTTAGCCCCCGGATGGCGACGCCGAACGCGGTTGCCGTGCCGATGTTCCGGATCAACCATCCGTTCTTCACTGCAGTGTCCCGCTCGAGAAGCCATTTCACGTCCGTCGCGGGGAGATCGCCTTCTACAGAGCCTGGAGACGGTTCGGGAGATGGCGTCGCTGCGCCCGGCTGTGACTTCGAGACAAGATCGGCGAGCACCCGGAGTTGCTCACGGGCGGCCGCCTGGCTCTCGTTGAACTGAAGCGCGTTCCGCTCAAGGAGCTCGATTTGGACGCGCTCCGCAACGGCCCGTGAGGCATCGGCTCGCTTGTTCGCACGCAACGTCAGAAGGGCAATGATCAGTGTCGCGATGATGCCAGCCATAGTCAGCCAAACCATCCACCAGTCCGCTTCGTGCGGACCGAAAGAGACAGGCAGGGGAACAGGGAACGTCGGCGGCGGCGTCGGCATGCCCGAACTCTACCGGGAAGGAACAGATGAGCTGGGTACTACAGCTCCCGTACGAGCGCCCGCCCAAGGGGCTGCATTCCAACGACCGGAACCACTGGCGCGTCAAGGCGAAGTCGGCAAAGGACCTCCGCGAACTCGTGTCTGCGCTATGTCGACAGCAACGCATCCCAAAGATGCAGCGCATCTCTGTGCAGGTTGTGTGGGTTGTCCCGACGCGTCACAAGCGCGACGCGGATGGCCCTGATCCGCTCTGCAAGGTCATCTACGACGCGATCGGCTCAGATCGCGGCATCGGCGCCCAGTTAGTCGCCGACGATACGCCGGAGTTCATGGACAAGCCTCGGCTGGTCATCGAACACCAGCCCGGTGTGACCGCCCACTTCAGGGTGGAGCTCACTGACATCTCAAACCCATTCCGACCCGACACCGTCGACCAGATCTCAGAAAGGCTCTGACATGAGCATCGATTACGCCAACGACGCTGAACGCCGCCGCTTTGCCGCACTCGACTTCTCCGTGAGGCTCGCCTCCGCCCAGCAGGTCGGGAAGTACGACGGCGACATCGTCGTCAACATCGCCAAGAAGTTCGAGGGTTACCTAGAAGGTCCGGCCCGGGCACTTTCTGAGGCGGAGCGTGCTGAGGTCGACCGGTTCGGTATCCACGACAAAGATGAGGTCGCGAATGCCTGACGAGCACGAGACATGCGTCACGAACCACGAGGCCACAAGGGCGATCCACAGAGCGGATCGCCCTTTCCCTTGCCGCAGGCGGGGGATGACCCCGGCGGGGGAGCGCATCGCCGAGGCGCACTACGCCGAGTGCGAGAACCAGGCGTGCCGTGGGTGCATCCCACGCTCTGCGCAGCACGGGTACCTCTGCGGCGTCTGCTACCGGCGCGTGGTCGACGCGCTCGGGCGCCTCGCGTGGCTGATCGCTCACCTGCGGTCGATCGAGAAGCCGGCACAGGCGATCGGGGAGCGGGTCGACACCTCGATGGAGAAGTCGATCCTCATGCCGGACCCGTGGATCGCCGCCGACGAGCTCATGACCGCGCTCGGCGCCCGTGTCATCCCGTCGACCGCATCCATCGACGACGCCATCCGTCTCGCGCACGACGCCGTCACCATCGACGTCGACGCCTGGGTGAACACACTCGACGGGGCGACATCGGCCGTCGTCCTCCTCAAGAGGATGGGCGTCGCGCTGCGCCGATGGCCCGACTCGGAGGCACAGTTCCGCGCGATCCCGTACCTGCAGTGCCCGAACTGCACCCACCCGCACCTGTGGCGTGCGGCGCCCGAGCGCGCCGGCGACGAGCTCCGCGTGGTGTGTGGCACCCCGGAGTGCGGGTACGCGGTCGCATGGGAGACGTGGGTGAAGCAGTACGCGCCCGCATTCGCCGCGATCGAAGCCGACATGAAGCGCCGCGCGAGAGCGGCCGACAAGGAGAAGACGGGATGAGCATCTACGCATCCAAACCGGAGATCGGCATGACCTCCCACGGCGTGCTCGACGGCACAGTGCGCGCGTACGCGGGTTCCGGCGTCTGGCCCGGCCGAGTCGACGGTAACGCTTGGGTCGGCCTCGCCGTCATCCCCGGATACTGCGTCCCTGGCGCGCCCGAGGATGCAGAGTGCACGTCAACGGTGGGGGAGTACCTCCGCCTAGACGTCGCCGACCGTGGCGACCCGATCCGCACGACTGTCGTTCTCACGGTCGCGTCTGCGACCGTGCTCCGCGACCAGCTCTCCGAATGGATCGCCCGACCGAAGGAACCTACTCAGATTCGGGAGCCCGGGTGACCACGTCCCGACCATGCCGCTGAGCCTTTGCGAACGCCGCCGCGAAGGCACGTTTTCTCGGCTTCTGCGGGGCGCCGCGGAGTTCGGCGCGGAACGTGTTCTGCACCTGGAAGAACGCGTTCCGGTAGAGCTCAAGCATGCGTCTGGCGCGAAGGTACTCGTTGACCTCGTCACGAAACGGTGTGTCGTCTGCGAGGTTGCCACCGATCGGGTCGAGAGCCGCTGCGAGATGACCGCCTTCATTCCAGTCTTCAAGGAGCGGGGGCTCGGTCGTCATCGGGTAGGGCGCGTACTTGGGGTTCACGTTCCCGAGCGACCAAATGCGCCACAGGAGGGCTTCGGTGATCTCGCTAGTGGGTGACGCGCCGCCGTGCCTGCGCACATGGCCGAGCACGGTGTCCGCGGCAACTTCGAGGCGGTCGAACGCGTCCACGACCCCGACGACCCACTCGTAGCCGATCACGGGCTTGGTGGGCTCGCCGCGGGGAACGGAGCGCACGATATCGCGCAGTCGGTCCATGTTGCTGGTGTCTGGCAGCAGTTCTGGCATCGGCCCCGGCGGGTAGGAGAACCCGCTCCGAAGCAACGAGTTACCCGCATCCACCGCGCGTTGCTGCTGTCCCATGACGAGCTCGCTGAGAGTGCGGCTCTGCGCGTTGCGGCCGGCGACTGACACGATCCCGGCGACGATCAGGCCGGTCCCGATACCGATTAGCGCGTCGGGTCCGAACGATGACCAGTCCCACCAACCCGCCCACCAGTCCGTCTCCACGCCATCCGGCTGTGCGCCGGGCGTCACCGAAGGAATCTGCATGCATGAACACAACCACAGAACGGACACGACCATGAACGGGGAGGGAAATCGCGTGTTTGAGCGCATCCAGCTCTCCCGCCGGCGCGGGTACAGGAAGCCCGAGGGGACGGTCGTCGTTGCACGGCCGTCCGGGTGGGGCAATCCGTTTCGCGTGAACGGGAGGACCGTGTTCGGCCTGCCGTGGGGTGAGATCCGCGACTATCCGATCGGTACGAAGCAGGAAGGAGCAAAGTGATGTCCGCGGTACCCGCGCTACTACTGAACGCCGCTCTTCCGGTTCACGTCGCGAACGACCTCCGGGATGAAGATCAGGTCGACCAGCACCCAGACGACGAGAACCGCAATAGTTCCCCACCCGATAGCGGCCGAACCCGGATGCTGGTCGTCCAGGCGGAACGGGAGACTCAACAGCGACGCGATGAGCATCACCCAACCGGTTCCAATCCTGCGGAGGTAGAACCTGTGCACACCGAGAGTGCCGAACAAGATAGCGAGAACGTATGCGGTGCTCTTGGTCTTGAGCTTCACGTTCCGGACCATCACAACGCCTGGTTGGACGGTCGGCGCGATGTGAGCGGCATCCACCGGCCCCCACGCAGAACCATCCCACCACTGCCGCTGCCCGTTCGCGTTCAGGTGCCAGCCGGGTTCGGGGGCGGGCGCAGGAGAAGTCATGACAGCACCGTATCGGACATCCTCAGCCCCGATTGCCGAGACGGAAAGTGCGCCGCCTGCATCGGCGACGCATGGGACGACACCACCGACGAACCGACCGAGTGCCAGCACGCCTGCCACGGACAGGACGACTCGTGAGCGCCGATCCCGACCTTCCCGCCGACGCGAGGTTCGTTCCCGCGCCGACGGTCGTCGAGGTCGGCGGGATGCTCGCCAACGTCATCCCGAAGCCGCTCGACGAGCAACGCGCCATCCACCACAACCAGGCCCGATACGCCGAGCTGCAGAAGCTCCGGCTCGGGCAACCGAACCGATACGAGGAGACGAGATACCGATGAGCGCCGACACCCTCGAGAAGCCGGACACGGTCACGACCGACGCAGGCGACCACGATCTCTTCTCGCACTACGCCCTCAAGAAGGACATCGAACGGTCGATGTTCGAGGGCATCGAGATCACCGCGCTCTGCGGCAAGAAGTGGCGGCCGTCTCGGGACTTCACGAAGTTCCCCGTGTGCGGCACCTGCAAGGACATCTACGACGAGAGGTACCCCGAGTGACCACCAGAGCCGACCACGTCCGCACGGACCAACTCGACGATGCGGCCGTCCGCGTCAGCGACCTCCCGAAGCTGTTCGGCGTCAGCCGCTCCACGATCGACGCGTGGATCGCGAAGGACAGTATTCGCACCTTCGAGCACCCGGTCGCCGAGGCAACGGGACGGCCGCCGCTTGCTGTCCGCTTCGGCGACCTGCCGATCAACGAACCGGGCGCGACACGGTGGCGCGCGAAAGGGAGCCGGAAGAACTCCTGATAGAGTCTCTATGGTTGGACTCGTCCATACCCCACACCCTCGGAACCTCTTCCGGGGGTTTCGTCGTTAAGACCCCCTCCCGGCATGCCGGTGGAGCTTCCCCAGAGCTCCCGGCTGGCTCGGTTGAGGGGTGCCGCACAGCAACGCGGCAATCAGCCCCGAAGAGCCGGACTACACCGCCGGAGCGCACCAAGTGGCGTGCATAGGGGCAACAACTCAACAGGCCCGAGCCAGTTCGGCTGCGGCGGGCCGATCCGGGATAGCTCAGTTGGCAGAGCAGCGCACTGTTCATGCGCACGTCGCAGGTTCGAACCCTGCTCCCGGAGCCGTGGAGGTGCGGGCCTTTCGACAACTTCGGGTGCGCGGTAACCAACCCGCCAAGGCACCCCGAGCCGGACTCGCACCTCCCACATACCTCACTTTCCCTTCGACCCAATCGGGTAACCGCATCACGGCACACGCGCACCTAATCGCATAGCCGAATGACGCATTAACCCACCGATATTCACGGAGGCGGAATGCGCACCCTGATCGGCATCGCCGCCGGAATCAGCCTCAGCATCCTGGTCCACATCATCTGGAAACCCGCCCTCGGATGGGCACTCTCTCGAGGAGACCAATGATCGACACCACATCTGGGCGTACGCCGGACGAGCGACCCGCGAACGGCCAGGTCGAGACTCGCGACTGGCACCCTGACGAGCAGCCGAAGGACGAGGGCAAGCAGAACACGCACTTCTCGCCCGACGAGGCGGACGCGATCCAGCTGTACATCAATCAGCTGAAGGACCTGCTCGGGCTCGGACAGTGGGACGTGTTCCTGTCGCTCGCGTCGGCCGATACCAACACCAACGCGAGCGTGCATCCTGTGTACGGTCGCCGTGTCGTCCCCCTCGCGGTGAACAAGGACTGGTGGTCCTACTCGCCAGAGAATCAGCGCAACACGCTCGTGCATGAACTGCTCCACGTAGTGCACAACGCCCAGACCGAAGTCGTCCGCACGACGCCCACCTCGGTGTGGATGTGGCGCACCTTCGAGCGGGAGACCGAACTCATGGTCGATCACCTCGCCGGCGTCCTCGACCAGTACATGCCGTGGCCCATCACACCCGCCGAGGTCGCCGAGATGCGCGCGAAGAGGATCGGGCCCTTCGAGGAAGAAGCGAGTAGTGAGTGACGTACGCGAAGTGCACCGCGCCCACCAGGACGCCACCATCGCAGTGAAGACCGACCTGCAGCGCCGCCGCGAACTCAAGGCCATGACGAAGCCTGAGCTGATCGATTACATCGTCCGCGTCGAGAACAGCCTCGCCGCACTCTCCGACCGCATCGACCACGCGTACGGAGACGAACCATGACCGAAGACGACTGATGCCCACGCAGAACCCGGACATCACATTCACGGTGACGGCCGACAACCTCGACGAAGCCGCACAGTTCGCGATCGACCAGCTCAAGGCCCTCACCGAGCAGCACGGGCACCGCGGCTTCATGCTCCCCGAACTCAACGCCGAGTTCATCCTCGCCGACCCGTGGCGCCACTGCTTCGAGTTCACCGCAGAGTTCCTACCCCAGGGGTAGACCTCAAACCCCAGGGGGTGCAGTACACATGCCCAGGGCCCCTCGCCAATGCCCGTCCTCCGGGTGCGACAACCGCATCACCACCACCCGGTACTGCGAAGAGCACACCGTCCACCACTGGACAGGACGCTCACACGCCACAGGAACCGAACACGCACAGTGGCGGAAGACCGTCCTCGCCCGCGCCAAAGGCACATGCGAGATCCGCGGCCCACGCTGCACACACCGCGCCACAGATGCAGACCACCGTGTCCCCGTAGCCGAAGGCGGCGCACGCTACGACCCAGACAACGGCCAAGCAGCATGCACACCATGCCACAAGGCCAAGACGCAGCAGGAAGCAGCACGAGGTCGAGCACGACGACGAGGGTAGGGCCTCACCCCCCTCCCCACCCCTCCCACGACCGCCGGGGAGATGCTGTTGAAAATGTCCTGTACGGGTCTGGGAGATTCTGGTCCACCCGCAGTTCTGCCCGACATGGGCGCTTCTCTTCCCGACATGGGGGTTCGCGATGCCCGGTAAAGGCCCACTTCCGAAGGACGCCGCTACACGCGTTCGGCGCAACAAGACTGGCGCAGCCCTCCGCGTCATCGAGGTCCAGCCGACGGCGCAGCCGGAACTTCCGACCCGTTACAAGAGCGTCGATAGTGAAGAGGGCAAGTTCACGGACATCGTTGACTGGCCGACCGCGACGATCGAGTGGTGGTCGATGTGGGCGACGTCCCCGCTCTCCGCAGAGTTCACGGACTCGGACTGGGAAGAGCTGAAAATGGCCGCGCTGCTACACGCTCAGTTCGTCGAGGGGGACTATAAGCTCGCCGGCGAGCTACGCCTCCGCACCGCAAAGTTCGGCACGACGCCCGAGGACCGCGCTCGGCTCAAGATCCAGTTCGCCCTTGCCGATGAGGCTGAAGAGCGCACGGAGCGCCGCAAGTCGTCGAAGCAGCCGAAGCCTGGCGAGGACCCTCGCTTGAAGATGAAGCTGGCGTAGACGGCCATGGCGGTTCTGATCGTTCCGCCGCTCGACCTTTCGTACCCGACACTCGGCCCCGAGCTTGCGCAGTTCATCACGGAGCGCGCTGTGTTCGGCCCGGGCTCGCTCGCAGGGCAGCCCGCGGTCCTCGATGACGAGAAGCTCGCCGCGCTGTACCGCCTCTACGAGGTCTACCCGCAGGGACATCGCCTCGCAGGTCGACGCCGGTTCCAGCGGGGCAGTATCGAGTGGCGAAAGGGAATGGCGAAGACCGAGTTCGCGGCGTGGGTCGCGCTGGCGGAGCTGCACCCAGAGGCGCCGGCGCGGTGCGATGGGTTCGATGCTGACGGTGATCCCGTCGGGCGACCCGTTGTTCAGCCGTACATCCCGATGATGGCGGTCACCGAAGAGCAGGTGTCGGAGCTTGCCTACGGCGTCCTCAAGTACGTCGTAGAGGAAGGCCCCGACGCTGACCTGTTCGATGCGTCGCTCGACAGGATCGTGCGGCTCGACTTTCGCGGCCGGGCCGACGGCAAGGTCGTCCCCGTATCGAACTCGCCTGGCTCCCGTGACGGTGCCCTGACGACGTTCCAGCACTTCGACGAGCCCCACCGTCTGTACCTCCCTTCGGCCAAGCACGCGCACGAAACGATGGCGGCGAACCTCACGAAGCGTCCGCTCGAGGACCCGTGGGCGCTCTACACGTCGACCGCCGGGCAGCCGGGGCAGAACTCGATCCAGGAGGACGTCCGCGCAGAGGCCGAGGCGATTGCTCGTGGCGAGATCGACGAGCCCGCGCTGATGTTCTTCGCCCGCTGGGCAGGAGATGAGCACAAGGACCTCACGACCATCGAGGCGCGCATCGCGGCCATCGCGGACGCGACAGGCCCTGCGGGGGAGTACGGTCCTGGTCAGTTCGAGTCGATCGCGAAGCAGTGGGATCGACCGAAGGCAGACAAGGCATACCTCGAGCGGGTGTGGCTGAACCGGTGGCGGAAGTCCGACTCGACGTTCTTCGACAGGACGCAACTGAACGGTCTACTCAGCCCGGGGGAGTGCATCCCACGCGGTGCGTTCGTCGCCCTCGGGTTCGACGGTGCCCGATTCCGCGATGCGACGGCGCTCGTCGCGACCGACATCAAGACGGGCCTGCAGGAGCTCATCGGGCTCTGGGAACGCCCGGACGATGCTGACGAATGGGAAGTTCCCGAGGACGAAGTCACGGCCACGTTCGAGGACGCCATGAGGCGGTACCGGGTGTTCAAGCTGTATGCGGACCCGCCGCACTGGACCGAGACCATCGGATCCTGGTACGCGAAATACCCCGGTCAAGTTGAGGAGTGGTACACGAAGCGTCACAGCCAGATGGCATATGCGCTTCGCGAATATCAGGAAGCGATCGACGCCGGGTCTATTCGATTCGGTGGTCGCGTCAATCCAGACTTCATCATCGGGCGGGTCCTGTCGCCCCACGACGACCTGATCCGTCACCTCGGCAACGCCGGGAAGAAGGAACTCCGTCTCCGCGACGACCACGGAGAGCCGCTGTACGTCATGCAGAAGCAGGACGGGCAGATGGGGCTGAAGTTCGACGCCGGTATGGCTGCGGTCCTGTCGTGGAAAGCGCGCCTCGACGCCCTCAAGGGTGGGGCGAAACCAGTCCAGAAGAAGCGAGCTGTGATCCGGCGTATCGGGTCGCGATGACACATGAGGGGGTCGCATGGCTGTCGCTACGAAGACTCCCTACACGCCGGGTTGGTGGCTGGAGCGTGCGTTCGAGAAGCGTGACGCGCAGCGTCCGCGACTCCTTGAGCTCGCCGCCTGGCACGACGGCAATCCGCCGGCGCCAGCGGCAGTGAAGAACGCACGCGAGGCGTTCAAGGAGTTCGAGGAAGAGTCCACGACGAACTTCGCCGAACTCATCACCGGGTCCCTGCGGGAGCGGATGTCCGTTCGGGACATCCGTACCGCAGTGTCCGGTGATGTCCTCGATGAGAAGGCGTGGGAGCACTGGCGGGACAACAACCTCGATGTGGAGCTCGCGTCGATCATCGAGACGATGCTCTGGGCCGGTGACTCCTACGGGATCGTCGGGACGGACGCAGACACGGACGAGATCACCGTCACCGCCGAGGATCCGCGCGACGTGGTGACGTTTCACGATCCCGCGCGACAGTCCCGCATCGTGTGCGCAGTGAAGTTCCTTCGCGACCAGTTCGATGGCTTCGACTATGCGGTCATCATGCTCCCCGGCTCCATCTCCGGGGGTACTCGCGCGCGATCCTTCGTCGCGAAGCGCCCTGTCAGCGGTGAAGCCGGATTCGACCCGAAGGCGTGGTCTTGGGACAACACCCAGGGCGGCAAGGACGGGATGGAGCTCAAGCACCACCTCGTCCCGGTCGTCCGTTTCAGGAACCGGAACGGCAAGGGCGAGTTCGAGCCGCACCTCCGACTGCTGCGCCGTATCGACCGTCTGGTGTTCCAGATGACTGTGATCGTCATGTACCAGGCGTTCCGCCAGCGCGCGATCCAGATGAACGCCGAAGAAGACGAAGTCGACATCCAGAACGACTTCAAGACGTCAATCGGCGTCGATGACCTCGACGACATCCTCACGTCCGATCCTGGCCAATGGTTCCTCCTGCCATCTGGCGCGAAGGTGTGGGAATCCACCCAGGCGGACATCAACGGCATCCTCTCCGCGATCAAGGACGAGGTCATGCGGCTTGCTGCGGTGACGCGCCGGCCCATGTCGATTTTCGCGCCCGACAACCAGGCGGCCGAAGGTGCGAAGTTCACTCGCGAGGGTCTGACGTTCGCCGTGGAGGACAAGATCACCCGCGCCACGCAGGGGATCGTCGACCTCTACCACCTGATCTTCCTCACCGCCGGTGACGCGGACCGCGCGGTGAAGTCGAAGATCACCGTTGGGTGGAAGCCCACCGAACGGTTCTCCCTCGCGGACAAGGGTTCCGCGACCTCGCAGGCATCCACGTCGCTGCCGCTGAAGACCATCCTCCGCGTCATCTGGCAGATGACCCCGGATGAGATCGCTCAGGTCATGGCCGAGCAGGCCGACCAGGCGCTCATCCTTCAGACGGTGGCGGACGCGGCAACAGCCCAGTAGGGGGAGGCATGGTCACTCGCCTCGATCGCGCATACGACGTTCAGGTGAACCAGCTTCGGCTGACGATCCAGAACTTCGCCATGCGCTACTGGAACAGCATGGGATCGTGGCGGGACGACGACATCGCTCGTCTTCTCGCCACGGTCGCACCCAGGGTGCAGGCAGGGCAGCAGCGGATCTCGGACATCACTGACGCATACATGGCACGGGTCGCGGCCGAACAGGGTTTCACCGTCACCGGACGCACCTTCGAGGCCACTACCCACAATCTGCGTGGCATCAGTGATGAGACGCTCTACGCCCGGCCGTTCGCGACGATGCACGACTCCCTCTCGAAGGGCCAGTCGGTTACGGCGGCTGTTTCGGCAGGCAAGACGCGGCTGCAGTCGATCGTCACGACGAACCTGCAGCTCGCGAAGACCCACTCTGCGCGGCGCGCGATGCAGTCGGGCGGCGTCAGCATGACGGAACGTGTTCTAACCGGTCGCGAGAACTGCACCATGTGCGTGATCGCGTCAACCCAGCGGTATTGGGCGCGCGACCTGCAGCCCATTCATCCCGGATGCGATTGCGGACAGCGCCCTCACAAGGGCGACCCGGACGTTCAGATCATTCATCCCGACCGGCTCGAGATGATCCATTCCACGATCGAGAGCCAGTTCGGCTCCAGCGACCGTGGCGCCCGTCTCATAGACGGGAAGAACAGCATCTCCGATTACCTCGACCTGATCGCGGTCCGCGAGCACGGCGAACTCGGCGCTGTACTGACCTGGCGCGACCAGCACTTCACTTCGGCGTCGGAGATCGACGCCATCTAGACCGCCGCACAACTCGTGCGGTTTCCCCGGCATGGGGCCACCACCAAGTACCCGACATGGGAGATAGATCATGCTCGCACGCACGCCCACCTTCGCTCGTCGTGGCCTCGACGGTCTGGCGCAGATCGGCCCCTCGAAGTTCGACCTTCGAGGAATCCGGTTCATGGCAGACAACGAGGGTGACGACGGAGCCGGGTTCCCGGCCAACACCCCCGTCAAGGAGATGACGCCGGAACAGCAGGCTGCCTACTGGCAGGACAAGGCGCGGAAGCACGAGGACCGCGTCAAGGCGTTCGGGGGTAAGACCCCGGAGGAGATCGCGCAGCTCCAGGCGGAGCTCGACGCCGCTCGCACCGCATCCCAGACCGCCGAGGAGAAGGCAATCCAGGACGCGAAGCAGGAGGGGCGCAGCGAGGTGCTCGGCATTCTCGCGAACGAGCGTGTCACCACGGCGATCGAGCGTGCCCTTCAGGGCCGCGAGGTCGACCCGGCGACGCTCCTCACCCTGGACCGCTCCCAGTTCATCGACGGCGACAAGGCCGACATGGCCAAGATCACCGCCTGGGTGAACGAGAACACCAAGGAGAAGGCGAAGCAGACCGCGAACCTGTCCCGCTTCCAGGGCCAGCACGAGCAGATCGAAACCACAGGCCGGGCAACCGGCGAGGCCGAGGCGGAACGCCGCTTCGGGAAGAAGAAGAACTGAGAGGAAACACCGATGTCTGACATCACCGTTCGCCGCTCTACGTTCCAGTCGGAGAACCGTTCGTGGCTTCGTGGCCCCGACGGAACCCTGCCGGGTGACAACCCGAGCATCGTCCTGGACGTGAGCGCATTCACCGCCGGCACCCACTACCCGAACGGGTTCATCCCGTCCGGGACGGTGCTCGGCAAGATCACCACGTCGGGCCTGTACGCACCGTACGACCCCGCTGCCACCAACGGCACCGAGACCGCCGTGGAGATCCTGTTCTCGTCCGTGGCTGTCGGTGCTGGCGCAACTCGCGTCGGCGGTGCCGGCCTCCACAAGGGCGAGGTCATCCCGTCCAAGCTTCCGTTCCAGACGGGCAAGGGGTCGCTCGACGCCGACGCCCGCACGGACCTGAAGCTCGTCAACTTCTCGGAAGGAGCGTGAGCTAGATGGCTATCGTCTTCGACGCCCCCGTCAGCCCCGACGCCCTCTCGGCGTTCGTTCGCGCAGTCCCGGTCCCCAGCGACCTGGCCCTGCTCAACGCGTTCCCGTCGCGGAACAACCAGACCAACACGGTCAACTTCGCGGAGATCGTGAAGCGCAACCGCACGGCCCGGTACCGCACCTACGACGGACGCATCCACGTGTCCGACCGTGACACCGGCTCCACCGGCTCGGTCGGCATGATCCCCCTCTCGGACTCGCGCAACAAGGGCGAGTACGAGCGGCTGCAGCTGGAGTTCGCCCGCGTGAACGGCACCAACACCGCCGCCCTCGCCGACGCGATCTACAACGACGCCGAGGACCTCGTCGGGAACATCTTCCGACGCCTCGAGCTCGCGTGGGGTGACGTCCTCACGGACGGCAAGCTCACCGTGTCCGAGATCAACGGCGGCTTCGAGGCAGACTTCGGTGTGCCCGGGTCCCACCTGGTCACCGCGGGCACGCTGTGGACGAACCTCGCGACAGCGACGGTCCTCACCAACCTGATCACCTGGCACGACGTCTACGTCGCGACCAACGGTGCCCCGGCTGGTGCGATCCGCACCTCGCAGACGGTCCTCCGACTGGTGCAGCGGAACAAGGAGATCATCGACGCGATCTACGGCGCCGCCGCCGGCCGCACGTACGCGAGCTTCGAGGACGTCAACACCCTCCTCGCCTCGTACGGCCTCCCGCCGTTCGTCGCCCCGTACGACACGCAGGTCGAGTCGGTCACCACCGACCAGCTCGCCCGGGTGATCCCCGCGAACCGTGTCCTGTTCACCCCGGCCGAGCTGGGCGACCTGGGGCGCACCGAGTGGGGCGTCACGGCGACCGCACTCGAACTGGTCAACAGCAACCTCGCGGAGATGTCGTTCCAGGAGGCGCCCGGCATCGCCGGTGTCGTCGAGAAGGTCGGTCCGCCGTACCGCGAGTTCACGTTCGTGGACGCGGTCGCGTTCCCCGTCCTCTCGGACGCGAAGCGCCTGTTCGTCGCGACGGTCGCCGCCTGACCATGAGTCTCATGGCGTGCAACGTGTACGTCCTCACCGAGGAGGGGGAGGCACTGCTGCTCGAAGCAGGGTCGACCCCTCCGAAGTGGGCACTCCCGCAGCTCGGCGAGCACACGCTCACCGGATCGGGAGAGTCGGAGTCGCCGGAAGGCGACGACGACGAGTCCGACGACGAGTCCGACGACGAGTCCGACGACGAGTCCGACGACGAG